AACCCGATTTTTGGCTGGAATGTTTGCTCACCAACTGCACGGACCATCTGTAGTGGAACGTATGGGCAGTAGAATAGGCCTGCATCGAATGCGCTTGAACCTTTATAACCTACAACCATGTAGTTACCGCCCGCATATGGGTCGATGTATACACGATAGCGACCGTTTAGAACACCAGCAAATGTGTTGCCTGTGTCGTCAACGTTCAGGTTGTTTGAGTTAAGAGCAGGTGTGTAATCAAGAACGCCAGCCATCTGTAGAGCAGATGCAACGTCTGATGAACACATGATGATGTTACCTTTACCGCGGCGAGTAGCTTTTGCGATTGCATTTGCTTCACGCTCGATTTGGAACATAAGACCTTTGAACTTCTCAACTGACCAACGGCCATTTGCGTCAACGTCTAGGTCGAATGTGCCTGCAGATGCAACACCAGTTTGTGAACCAGCAACGGCTGAGTTATAAACTGTGCGAACAACTTCACGGTTGATTTCTGCAAGTAGTTCAGAAGTCAAGATGTTTGCAAGTTCTGTTTCAGCGTCTAGACCGTGAATTGCTTTAAGGTCTTGTGCCATTTCAGTTGTGTATTCTGCTTTCAGCGCACGTGATTTCGCAGTGACAGAAACCTTATCGATTTCGAAGCCCATTTCTGCGAAAGCATTGTTTGCTTCCATATCAGCAGTTGCAACACCAGAACCAGTGTTTGCAGTAGCTGCGGTACCAGTTGTGCCAGCCATTGTGCCTGCGCCTGAGAAGTCTGTGTCGGCTTCTGAATAGAACGCTTCGTCTGTAACAGCAGTTGTGTTAGCATACTTTGAGCGCATCGCAAAGATTAGGCCTGTTGGACCTGACATTGGCTGAACACCAGCAATGTCGTATGCGATTAGGTTTGGCATTGCACGACGAACTAGTGAGATAAGCACTGGGTCGTAGTTGTCAACGTTACCTGTGTTGTTAGCAGGCGCTGCTTCACCTAGTAGCTGTTGTGACGAATACGCTGATCCTTCACGTAGAGCCTTTTCAGTGTTCTCTAGCAGTTGTGCTGTGACGGCACGCTTGTGCTTGTCGTCGATTGCGGCCAGATCAGCATGTTCTAGAACTGGCTGCCACTTGTTTTTGATTTCTTCAGTAAGCATGTGGAATATCTCCTTATTGGGTTAGTTACCTAATGATATTTATATTTTATTATTTTCTAAGAGTTCTAGAAATTGCGTCGGCATATCTAGCAACAGTTGGGTCAACTGAAACTTCTGTTGTGCCTTCTTCAATTGGGTCGATCTCACCAACTTCTTCAGTCAGTTCAACTTTCTTAGAGTCGCCAAAATAGTTTTCTTTGATGATTTCAACTTTACGTGTGTAATCATCTAGATTACCAAACTCTAGACCTTCTGTTAGAGCCTTTAGCTTTTCAGATTGTGTATCTGTTAGGCCTTCAGCAATAGTTTCAAATGCGTCTTCACGCTTTGATTCGTCTAGTTGTTTACGAAGTTCGATTGCCTCGTTCTTCGCTTCGTTTAGTGCTGCTTCGGTCTCTTCTAGCTGCTCCGTAATATCTGCTAGAACGTCAACATCTTCTTCTGGAATATTGATGCTGTGTTCAACAAATAGTTCACGAAGACCTTCAATGAATGATTCAGCAATCTCGTTGCGGATACCTTTTTCGATAGCCACTTCGTTTGCTTCCATCCACTGTTCAACAACATAATCAAGATATGAGTCAACCTTTTCTACTAGTTCGTTAACAGCCAATTCTGCCTGTTCGTCTAGCTTTGCTTCAAACTCTTCTTCGAGTTTCGCAACTTCCTCTGTAAGTTTAGCATTTACTGCAGCTTCAAAAACAACAGTAGCCTTTTCTTTAAATTCTTCTGAAAGATCATCGCCAGCAAACATTGCGTCTACTGCTTCTTTCATGCCAGCTTTAGGAGCTGTCTTCTCGCCGGCTTCTTTATCGCCTTTACGATTTTTCTTTGGGCTTCCACCCTCTGGCGCTACAGGATCATTTGCTTCTGATTCTTCACCAGTTGCTTTGACCTCATCTAGCTGGTCTAGTTCTTCATGTGACATAGCGTCTCTCCTTT